CCCCACTCCACCCCCCCGGCCCATTACGAAAAAGCCTTCCGCATCAAGGAGGCAAAATGAGTGACGAGACCATCACCTTCGTTCTCCTGGCCGCCCTGGCTTGGGTCTCTTACGCCCTGCAATGGGGGAGCCTCTGAAATCAATCGAGGAAAGAATCCGGGAAGCCCAGCTAGCCATACTGTGGTGGGCCATGAAGCTCTGCGGCTCCGGTATGCCCCCATCGATGCTGAGAAAGCAATTTCAGAACAAGGCCATGGAGATTTCCAACCAAGGTGACAAATCATGAGGTTCCCCTGCATCTCCTGCCTCGACCCCTTAAAGGACTCCGAACGATGGACCATGGTCCTTTCGGGAAAGACCTGGTGGCCCCAGGCCTCAAACACCGGCATCTGGTGCCAGCCCTGTATGCAGGCCTCCCTCCTCAAGAGAAACTTCCGAAACGCCCTAAAGGCAAAGGCCAAGCGTGAAAAATAAGAAGTTCCTGGAACCCATCGTCATCGAGGGGATGTACGACAGCTTCGAAAGAGCCAACGACGGCACACCCCTACTATCCTTCTCCGTCCACGAAACGGAAGCCAAAAACATCAGAGAAGTCGCCAAGATCCGGGGGCTCGTCTTCCTCCTCATCGTTCCAGAGGAAGACTACCTGGGAGACGTGGGGTTAGAACATTGAAGCTCACCCCGAAACAGCAAGCCTTTTGCGAACAGTACCTCGTTGATCTCAACGCGACGCAAGCCGCAATCCGGGCCGGCTATTCCCCGAAGACCGCCCAAGAACAGAGTAGCCGACTGTTATCAAAAGCTATTGTCGCCGAATTCATTCAACAACTAATGGACGCCCGCTCCAAGAAGACGGAAGTCTCCTCAGAGGTCGTGCTCCGGGAACTCTTGAGCCTCGCCACCGTGGATCTCTCCTTGGCCTATGACGAGAACGGAAACCTAAAGCAGATCCACGACATCCCCCCTGAAGTCAGAAAGGCGATTGCCGGGGTCGAGACCTACTACGAGAGGGTAGGAAAGGATGAAGAGGGGAACCCGGATCTTTGCACCGTAAAGAAGCTGAAGTTCTGGGACAAGACTCGCGCTCTGGAACTTTTGGGCAGACACCTGAAGCTCTTCACCGACCGGCTCGAATCAACGGGCAAGGACGGCGGGCCGATTGAGACCAAAGCCACGCTTCAGATCAGCATCGAAGACAGGATCGCCCAACTCAAGGGTGCGAAGTGATCTGTACGGGGCTCACGCGGGAGCAATCCAACCGTTTGTATCAGGAGGTATTGGGCGACGCCGACCACGGCGCGATGCGGGAACTCTGCCAAAAGGATCTGTTCTTCCTCTTATCGGTCGGCTGTAAACGCCCGGATATCGGGAACAAAGATTGGCTGTATGCGAGGTGCCGAGAAGTTGAGGCCTCTCCCAACGGTCACTTGGATCTATGGGCGAGGGAGCATTACAAATCGACCATCATCACTTTTGGGAAGTCGATCCAAGATATCCTGATTGATCCGGACCATACCTTAATAGGGATTTTTAGCCACTCCCGACCCATCGCCAAAGGTTTCTTGGAGCAGATCAAACGAGAGTTAGAGGGGAATCAGTTCCTAAAGGATCTCTTCCCCGACGTTCTTTACCAGAACCCCAAGAGCGAATCTCCAAAATGGTCCCTGGATTCCGGGATCGTAGTAAGGCGCGAGACGAATCCAAAGGAAGCGACCGTAGAAGCGTGGGGTCTCGTTGACGGCCAGCCCACGGGTAAGCACTTCACGGTGCTCGTCTACGATGACGTCGTGACGCTGGAGTCCGTCACCACTCCCGACCAGATCAAGAAGACGACGAACGCCTGGGAGATCTCCGTCAACCTCGGTGCCCACGGGGGAAAGAAGCGGTACATCGGGACGAGATACCACGTGAACGACACCTACCGAGCCATGATGGACCGAGGGTCGGTGAAGCCCCGGGTTTACCCCGCGACTCACAACGGCAAGATGGACGGCGAGCCCGTCTTCCTCACCAAGGAATCCCTCCTGGAAAAGCGGCGGGACATGGGGCCGTACACCTTCGGTACCCAGATGCTCCAGGACCCGATCGCCGACAAGGCCATGGGTTTCAAGCACGATTGGATCATGTACTACGACATCCCCTCCAATACCTCGGGGTGGAACAAGTACATCCTCGTCGACCCCGCCTCGAAGAAGAAGGCGACCAGCGACTACACCGTCATGGAAGTGATCGGGCTCGGGCCGGATGGGAACTACTACCTTCTGGACGCCGTGAGGGATCGCCTAAATCTCACGCAGCGAGCGGGAAAGCTCTTTGAACTCCACCGAAAGCACCGACCTAAAGGCGTGGGCTACGAGCAGTACGGAATGCAGTCCGACATCGAGCATATCCAGTATGAGATGAACCAGTTAAATTACCGCTTCAACATCACCCCGCTAGGCGGCACGACCGCGAAAGAAGACAGGATCAAGAAGCTCATCCCCGTCTTCGAGCAACGCCGGTTCTTCATGCCGAGGCGTCTTCTCTTCGTGGATCACCAGGGAGAAGCGAAGGATTACGTCCTAGCGTTCATCAACGACGAGTACCTATCCTTCCCGGTGTGCGTACACGACGACATGCTCGACTGCCGAGCCAGGATCTTGGACCCCGAATTATTCGCGAAGTTTCCTATTCCTCAAGGGCAGATGAACCAGCCCCAGGCCAGGGCTAAGGTAGACTATGACCATCTGGCGGACGATCGTTAGTCTCTGGCGAATTGATCCCGGTACTTCTTTCTCCAGAAGTGCCAATCGCACTCAACGAATGCGGCCCCTTTCTTAAAGGCCGCCGAAATCTTCTTGTTGTCATCACAGTCGAGTTCAATGATTCGTGCGGGCGTGGGGCCATAGTCTCTATACTCAAATAGCGCGTCGACTAGGGCGTCGCCGTCCCGAAAGATGGTTAGAGTCCCATGTACCCCGTCTCGCACCAAGAGACATGGGTAAAGTGTTCCGATCATTTCTTCTCCACCGGCCGCTTGAAGTAAAACGCCATCCAATCATCTCCGTTACTCTGGTTCACGGAGACCAGCTCCCACCCCTCCGAGGCCAGCGCTTTGGCGGCATCCCAGTCACTGGCACAAGTAATTTCCCACTTGGTCATGGCTCCTCCATTTGGAATCAAAAACCATCCATACGATGAAGGATTCCCGGCGTTCATTCAATGGTTTGGGAAAAAATATACTCCTCGCGTCGTTATAAGAAATTCCTATAATCATAGGAATGGAAAAATTCCAACGGGAGAGGGTCACGGTGGACCTATTGGATGAACTCCTCCCGCTGTTCATTGAGCACAACGCCTACGTAGCCCATTTTAAGGACATCCGACTCGAGCCCGATTACGAGAAGTATCTGGCCGCCGAAGAGTTTGGAACCTTTAGGCTCTTTACCGCAAGGGCCTATGGCGGGGATCTCCTCGGCTACTCGGCGTTCTTTGTCTACCCCAACATCCAACGGAAATCCTCCCTCCAGGCCGACTCTCACGCCCTCTTCATCAGGGAAGAGCATAGGGGTTTTGGTGGACGGTTCATTGATTTCGTCGATCAGGAACTAAAGAAGGAAGGGGTCGAGGTCGTCTACCAGACCGTCAAAGCCTCCCCCGACCTGAACTTCTCTCCGATCCTGGAGCGCAAAGGTTACCAACTCACCGAGATCGTATGGGCGAAACGCCTGAACGGGAGGGCCAATGGCTGAAGCATCCGGGCTAGTCGGAGGAGCGGTCCTTGGCGGGGTCTCTTGGCTCGTTCAAAGAAACCAACAAAAGATAGCCGAACAGAAGCAAAAGGACGCCTTGGCCAAAGCCGAAGCCGATCAGGCAAACGTTCTAAATGAACAGCAGAAGGCTGAGGACGACAAAAAGCGGAAAGAAAAAGCCGCGACTCAACAAGCCTTCGCTCGTTCATCGGCCGCAAGATCTGGCGGTGCGACAGCCCTTCCGGGAGCCGTCACCGCGGATCAAGCAATCGGCAGCGTCGGCACCCCAAACACCTACGGCAAGAAACTCATCGGGAGCTAAGTGGATAGCTATTATCTCACCAAACGCCAGCGTCTCGATGATCTAAAGGCCCAGCTAGATCTCGATTACAATTCCTTCTACCAGCAGTTTAAGGACTTGAACGATTACTTTCTCCCTACCCGGGGAAGGTTCGTCCTCTCCACGGATTCCAACCGTGGGGACCGAAGAAACCACAAGATCCTTGATCCCACGGGGTACCTCTCGGCGAGGACTCTTGCCTCCGGAATGCAGGCCGGGGTTACCTCCCCCGCCCGTCCCTGGAAGAGGCTCTCCACCCCTGATCCCGAATTAGCTGAGTTCGGCCCTGTCCGCGAATGGCTGGAGCTTGTCGACCAGAGGATGTCCACTCTCTTCCTTAGGTCCAACCTCTACAACGTACTCCCGGTGGCTTATGGGGATTTGGGAGTTTTCGGGACAGCGGCCATCTTTATGGACGAGGACTTCGATACGATATCGAGGTTTCAATCCTTTCCTATCGGCAGCTTCCGGATCGCCAAAGACATGCGCGGTCGGGTCAACGTGTTCGTCCGGGAATACCGGATGACCGTAAGGCAGCTCGTCGACACCTTCGGAAGGCTGGAAAACGGCAAGCCCAACTGGATGCTGTTCTCCGACCACGTAAAGAATCTCTACGACCGGGGACAGTACGAGCAGTGGATCGAGGTTTGCCAC